CGAGGCAGTAGGTAATCCTAGAAGGGGATAACAAAATGAAGCGACAGGAAATCCTAGAGATTATCGTCAGCAATCCGCAGGCGATTTTTAGTAACGCCAGCCGAGAGGCAGGCAAGTACTCCGAGTACCCAACACTGTTCCAAGTAGTAGGACTGGCACATGACAAGTCTTATGTCCGAGTTAAGTCAATCACGGTACGCACCGAGCGTTGGGTGCGCAATGACGCAGGCACGGACTATATCAAGGATTATGCAGGTAACTGGGTGGTAGATGGTCGCCCCATAGCCGAGCGCACCACTCTCCATTTCGGTGGACTTCAGACCATGCCGACACGCTTGGTACTTAAGTCAGAAGAAACAGAAGCGTCACTGCTTGCTAACCATATCGCAAGCGAGGAACGCCAAGCCCGTGAGAATACAGAGCGTGAAGCGATGATGGCTCAGGCAGAGATTGACACAGCCGAACTGACCAAGCAACTCGTGACTCTCGGTCTGATTGAGGAAGGGCAGGACATCAGTGGCTACTACGGAACGGTAAGTATCCGCCTACAGGGTGAGCAAATCACCCGACTTGTTTCGGCACTTAAGTCAGCACTCGTAGAAGTGGGGGTGTGAGATGGATACATACCTTGACACCCTCACCGAGCAAGAAGCATTGCGTATCTTCCAATACTTAAGAGAGAAGTTTGGTTGGGCTGGCACAATCTTCACCGCCGAGGACATTGCTAATCGGTGGATAGATAACGGCAACGAACCACTGTCAGACAACGACATTAAGAAAGTGATGGACACTCGCTACTGGAGACGGGGTATGAGCGAGACACTGTGTGAGACAGGTTGGGAAGTATTGGAACTTGCGATTGAGGAAGTGAAGGCTTAAGACATGAGCAAAAGTTTGGTACGCATGTACACATCAACTGGTTGGTTCTACAAAGACGACCTGCTCACATGGCAAGACACAGGTCAGCAGTGGCAGGTGTGCTGGACAGATGAGGACTACGCAAACTTTCTAGCGATGGACTTTGGTTCTCAGTGTGGGTTGCTGGAACAATTAGAGGAAGTTGAGGCTTAAGACATGGCTAGGTACAAGGTACAGGTAGACGGCGTAGAGGTGAGTGAACTGGCTACGACTTGGAACGAAGCGGTTGAGGTTGCATTGGTGTTCATTCATGATGGATACAAAGATGTACAGATTGAGCGTGTGAAGGTTCCTGACTTAAGTCTTGCTGTGTGACATGGTTCACACGATTGACTATTGACATTCGTTAAACGATTTGATTAACTACTAACAACAACAACAGTCCTGAAGGGGGCACAACAAATGAAAGAATATAAGTTCACCTTTACTTACGCAGTGAAGGTACAAGCAAAGGACAAAGACCAAGCGAGCGACATTGCTTGGCGAATGTTCGGTGAGGCTAACCCTGATAACGCCGACACTTTCCTCTGCGAAGTACAAGAAGTCAGCGTGTGGGATACCGATGAAGATGGTAACTACACCTGCGTAGATTGCGAAGAACCAGTATCAGAAGATGATGTGCTTGGTCATCGTAAGTATGGCGAGCCACGCTGTGAGGGTTGCTACGAGGAATGGAAGTATAGGTCTTAAGCCATGAGTACCAAAGGAAAGACACATTACTTCATCGTCTCGTATAACACTTCTCTTGATGAGTGGGAGTTAGACGCAGAAGCAGAACAAGACTTCTTCCCACAAGGAACAATCCTTGACCACGAACAACAGGAATGGTTCCGTGACTATGACGGAGACGGAGTATTCCACCCTGACGCAGAGCGACTTGGAATACAAATCACTAAAGCAATCAGCCAATTAAACAAAGGACTTAAGACTGTTGTCTTAGATACAAAAAACCCACAGTTCCCATTTGGCACAAAGGAAGAAAAATGAAACGCAACTACTCACCTAACCACCCTGCCGTGCGCTCATACATTGAGGACAACTATCAACCCACTATCAAGGAACGCAGAGAGGCAGTGCGTCAGCGTGTCGGCTCTAAAGAGAACCCAAAGTTGGTGTGGACTGTGTTCGGTCTGTCGTTCTTCCTCGGCATGGGACTGGTAGAAAAGCACACAGGCTGGTCAGTGCCGTTCGTGGCTCTTGCCTTGATGATGTTGCCCACCGTTACAAGAAGGATTGACCAATGACCACTGTCGTAAGACTTGTATGTGATAAGTGCGAGGGCGAGTCACCGCTTACCCACTATGGCACACAGACAGACGCACGAGTAGCAGAGTTCCGCAACGGTTGGTTCTATACAATGGAAGAACTAGGTGCAGTGGACTTATGCCCTGCCTGTAATGGGCGCAATCCTGACTATTGGAAAGCCGAGCCGTTCTGATGAAAGCAATACATCGTGTCTTACGACAGATAATCCTTGGCGAGAAGATACAACTACGAGAACACAAATCCACTGGCAACTTAAGACAGAACCCATATGGCTGGATTGTTGCCCAAGAGACAATGGGTTCCCCCGTCAAGTTCTTCCGATGGGATAGAGACGCAGTGTGGGCATGGACTAAGACACAGGCTATGGCTTCAGTGTTCCCGTCTGAGGAGACAGCACGGCGAGAGATGGAAAGTTGTGAGGCTGGCTGGAAATACCGCTACACAATCCGCAAAATAAGTATCTAATTCTGATACACTAGGTCTGCCCTAGTCACTGGTTCCCCTTCCCAGTGGCTAGGGCTTTCTCGTGCGTACATACTGGTCACGCTCTTTCGGGGTAAGCCCACCCCACATGCCATTACGCCTACCACTCAATGCCTCGTGTTCTAGTTCTGACTTAAGACAGTCAAGTTTGACAGGACACTCAGCACATATCCGCCGAGCCTGTTCCCATATCATTCCGTTCTGCTGGTCGCCAAACACTTCAGGGAAAAAGATGTTGGTGTCCATACCTTTACAGTGGGCTTGGTCGCTCCAGTGTTTCACTTCTTTACCTTCTTCTGTCGCTTCACCCAATGGCACGCACAGCCACAGCCGTTCAGTTCTTCAGCAGTCCAAAGTCTTAAGGCTCGTTCTACCGTGCCACAGTGGTCGCAAGACTTCTGCTCAGGGTAAGGGTCTAAGTTCGGGGAAGGGGTTGCGCCATACCGTTGGCGAGTGGTTTTCCTCACAGTCTTCCTTCTCTTGTGGGTTCGCATAGAGGCGCATGATGTGAATACATGGGTCGTCACCGTTCTCAAACGCTTCATCTTCATCGGGTGTTGTTGCCAGTCCATCGTGAGTGTGGCACAGGGGCGGTGTTACCCACCCCTGTCTTAAGCCAATCTCAACCCACATGTCAAACGGCATTTGCAGTGGGTCGGACATTAGAAGAACTCGTCTTCAGTTACTTGGCTAACGCTCGGAAAGACCTGACCAATCTTTGCCATCACATTTTCGGTTTGGTCTTTTACCCAAATGTCCCAACGGCAGGACACACCAACCTCGTCAGCAATCAACTTCAGGCTCTTGCCTTTAGTGCCGTCTTTCTTGGTGAACTCGTCTTGTTCGTAGCGACCTACGATGATGACGGTGGAGCCTTTGGAGATGGTGCCTGCCACATTCTCTGCCAACTTGGAGAAGACAGTGACATTGTGCCATGTGGTTTTCTTCTTGTCGTCTTTGCCGTATGTGTCTGCTACTGAGAAGGTAAGGATTGCCATACCCCCTTGCGAGTAGCGCAGTTCGGGTTCTTGCCCGACTTTGCCTGTGATTGTGATTTGGTTACTCATGTTTAGTCCACTTCTTCTTTCTTTAATTGTGTGGTTCTCCCTGCTTTCTTAGGGCAGGGGTGTGTTGGCGCATACGGTGTTGCGACAAACAATGTTACAGATACCTTGCAACTATTACAAGACCATCTTGTTCTTTCGTTCTTTCCTACACGCCCGACATTCTCGGCTTCCGTTGGGTCGGTGGTAGGTGTTTTCTTCTGTGTATTCATGTCCGTGTGGGCAGTGGGTTTTGTTCGCATAGAAGTGTCTCCCTCGTTCTACGACATCTCTCATGTTCTCTGTTTGTGTTCCACCTTCTAGGTGGTGTGGGTTCACGCATACTCTGTTGTCGCACTTGTGTCTTACGACAGGTGGGTAGTAGTAGTTCGCCATGTAGAAAGAGAAGCGATGTGCGGCTCGGTGTTTGTGGTTCACATACAACTGACCGTAACTGTCGCCTCGGCGTGAACCTTGCCATTCCCAACATTCATCGGGTGAGCCGATTGCTACTTTGCGCCAAAAGCGAAGACTGGTTTGGTATGTGATGATGTCCACAGGAACCCCCTATGCGTACAGTATTACCTTAGCAGTGTCTCCTCTGTCTTATGACTTGTGGGTTTCTTGATTTGCAGATGAGGGCTTGGAGTTCGGCGTTGCGTTTGATGCAGCCCCACCCCCATAGTCCGACTGGGTATTTGTACACCCCGTCTGAGGTGTGCCCGTGGAAGGCGATGTTGTCTGCGACTTGTACTTGGTAGGCAGGTGTCTTGCCTTTGGCACTACTGCTGTTTGACCAGCGTTGCCATGTTCCCCTTGCTATTCCGAGTCCCCCTGTGTAAGACCTTGTTGAGTGTTGCCATCTGCCACCTGTCTCGCATTGTGCGAGCCTGTCATAGAAGTAGTCTGACATGACCCCGTGGTATTGGCGGTGGGTGTGGGTGTCCTGTTTTGCGCTAACAGGTGAAGCGGTGAGTAGGGATAGGGCGATGATTGTGGTTGCTATGCGTTTGCGCATGTGTTTCCTTTCTTAAGTGGGCAGGTCAAGTAGGTTCCATAGTTCTCCTGTCTTAAGTGTTAAACGGATTAGACCAGTCTAGTCGTAATCTTCGTTGGTCTGTAACTCGTGCACATGACTGGGATACAACAGAAACCCTCGTGCTGGATTGTCTGAACCCACAGCAAAGTCACGCTTCTCCAACCAGCCGTAGTTGATACGCAGAAAGTTCTTCAGTCTTGCGACAGAGATAAGCACATACGAGTCAGGTGCAAACCTGTATGCCCACCACTGCGCCTTAGTCACATTTATTCCCGATGGTTTCCACTCTCCACCCTTGGGGCGTTGCTCTGTCTCCACCGCCATGCGACCATTACGGTAGCGGTCAGCCTTAACCTCAACAGCACCATCGTTAAACGCATTGAAGAAGTCAATAAGGTTTTGTTCCCCTTCATGTCCATACGCTAGGTCAGCCTTGAAATCAAAGTGTGGGTTGTAGCCTTCAATCTTCACCACGCACCCCACGATGTTGGCAGATAACGCAATGGTTACAAGCGTCTATGTAACTTTGCAGTCTGTTGCGTAGGTGTTCAATCTCATCAACCGCATCGGCGTAGTTTCGTACCACCTCAGTGATGAAACACCTTTCCGCATCGTTATTTAGTCGGGTCACAATGTCATCAGTCATTACCACACACTGCTTTCTTTTCCATATCAATCATCGCTTCATAATCAAGTTCCACACATTCACAATTGCGAACGTCATAGCACTTTGACGAATCAGGATGATGTTGCCAATGAGCAAGTCTGCGCCAACGGTCACGCTCTGCCCGTAGGCGTTCAATCTCATCAGCGGCTTCACAAGTAGTGCAACCACCAATCTGATGCACTATCCCACCATGCACCACATAACACATTTTCCGTAGTCGGGTCACAATGTCATCACTCACTAGTACCCTGCTTCCTTAAGTAAGAACGCAAACACGCTGGCAGGCATAATCGCATACCACTCACCAACATCGGTAGTGCCACGCTTCTTAGCAATGACAGCACCAACCCGAACATCAGCGTTATCCATCTCTGTCTTAAGTTCTTTCAACCACTCAGACAAAGTGATGGTCTTGCAGTTCTTAACCTCAAGAACAACAGGCGCACCCATGTTGATGTCACCTTTGTCAAGGTTGCCATGCAGCGCACGGCGTTCAGCGTATAGCCAGCCTTCTGACTTAAGCCAGTTGACCACTGCTGTCTCGGCAGATGTTCCCTTTTGTTTTGCTTTACTCATTGCATCCTCTATAGAAGTCGTTACCCCATATCTCGTAGGGGTGGTATCCAAGTCTGACAGCCCAACGGTCAGCCACAAAGACATTCATGCCGTTGTTACGCCAGCCTTTGATGGTGTCTCTGCTTACAGCATGGAGACGACCATCTTTAGCCAACTTATTGACCAGTGGTTCGCAGTCAAGTTTGATGTTGCTTGCGTTGTACTTGCGTTTGTATGCCAGTGCATCTGCACAACACGCTTCACATCTGCACTTATGTCGCAGGTATGTATTGCGGTTGTGAAGACGGGGCTTAGACACCCCACCACTCTTTAGACTTGTCTTCCCAGTTCTTGTAATACTCCTCAATCCAAGGGGTACGGGACTTCTTGCCTTTGAGTATGGCTACGGCGTGGGCTAGAGCGTTGGCTACCATACGCCAGTCATCAGCCTCGGCTTTTGCTTCCTTAAGTTTCAATGAAAGATACTTATTCTTTTCTTCCATCCAGTCAAGTAAGTCTTCGTACTTGACATTAGGTTGGTTACTTGCCATCACGCACCGCCTCTGACGCTTGGCGTTGCAATTCATGGTAACGCTTTAATGCTTCATCTTGCGACTCAACTAGCATTTCAGCGCACTGCATCCAACGGTCACGGTCTTTCTTCATTGCTAACGCCTGACGCATTGCATCTTCAAGGGTGATAACAGAAGGGTACGCCTCATAAAACTGGCGGTGCATCTCCTGTTGTTCTTTCATTACCTCATCCACGACTTGCCAACTCTCGTTCCAGTCTTAAGACTTCAGACTCAAGATGCTTAACCTGTGCCTTCAGTGCTTCAATCTCGGTGTTCTGTTTCAAGATGCGCTTGAAGTATTCACCAGCAGTATCGGTATTGCGGTTCGGTGTGTAATACCGTTTGCGGTTGTAATCAGCACCAGCCATTACTTAGCCAACTCCTGCTCAATAGCAGTACGCACCAAGTCACGGAACAACTGTGAACGCTTGACATTCTTTGCCTGACATAAGAAAGCAATCTGTTCCAACTGTGATTTAGTGACACGCAATCCGATGATGTGGGCTGATGCTTCACTAGCGGTGGGGTCTACGGTTCGTTTGTTAGCCATGATTAGTTTCCTTCCTTAAATGACACCAAGTCCTTGAATGATTTACGCAAAGCAGGAAGGTGCGACTCCATCCATTGCTGACCTTCGGGGATACCAGCGTTTGCAGCGACAGCCTTGGGGTCTACACCCTTGTCGGTACAGGCTGTCATAAACTGGTCAATCTGTTCCTGCGTGAGTGGCGTTAATGCACGAGGCTTCTTCTGTGCAGGCTCGGCAAGTTGGTGTTCCTTGGGGTCGGGCTTAGGAGAAGGGTACGGCTGTTGCTTTTGAGGCTGTGCAGGTGTAGCAACGGGGCGGTCAATGTCATCCCACTCTTGCTTAGTCCACAGGCTGAGACACACGCCGAAACGCATCGCTGAGTTCCTGATGAAATCGCTGGCAAGTTCCTTAAGAAGGTCAGGCTTGTTGGGCAGGCATGAACCGATACCAAGACGGCGTACACCGTGCAGTGTGAGCCAGCCAGCCATGTGTGCCATGCCGTTCTCTACTCGGTAGGCAGGGAGTCCGTCAGCGTCAAACGCTACTGGTTCCCATGACCACTCAGGGTCAATCTCAATGAGCATCTTGGTGACATCAGCGTGACCAACAAAGTCAAGTTTGATACCACCCTTGGGTAGTTGTCCGACAATCTTTGGGTCGGGGATGCCGTATGTGTTGAGGACATCTTTCAGTCCGATGGTTTTGGTTTCCATTATTTTTCTCCCTTCAAGAGAAATGTACGGGTTTGTACTTCTTTGGTGAATTGCTTTGCAAGGTCAGGGTGGGCTGTGCGGAATGACTTGGTATCAAACGACTCACGCTTCTGCCCCTTCCATGTCGCAACCGTGACACCGTTCAATATAGCGGTATCTGCATCGCCAAGCAAATCACAAATCTCTGCTTTCAATTCATCTTCCATCTGCTTGTATGAAGCAAGTTCAGAACGGACATGACGCAAACGCTGGATTAAGTCAGATGCTTCTGATGGAAGTTCCACTGTCTTGGCGTAAGACTTTTGGTATCGGGTTTGAATAGTTTCATAAGACCACTTCACACCTGCTGGTGTCATGCCCAACTCAATACTGTTAAGCCAGTCAGTCACAGCGTCAATGTGTTCAATAACTTCTTCAGGGGTAATCTCCTGCTCAACCAAAGTAAGACGGAGAGTGTTGTCAAAGATTGCCCATGTCACTCGCTTGGCATCAGAACAGATGTACTGGGTGATGCCTTGGATACGCCAGTAGTCGGGCAGTGTGCCTGAGTATTCACGGCTGGTGGTCTTAACTTCAAGGATGTGGCGTGTCTCCTCGTTCCAACCATCAAGGGTGGAGATGAGATGGCACCCTGCCTCTGTGTCGTAGCAGAACAATTCATTGGGTGTCTCAAACTTGACACCGAGCCTGTCGCCTGCCCACTGGATGATGGTGTCTTCCAAGCGGTTGCCTGTTTCCATCGCTGCATTGGGGGTAATGGGGCTAGGTGCTACACCTGATAGTTGTTCTGCGGCGTAGTGGTCTTTCTTGACGAATGGGTGTAGCCCGTAGATTGCGGCGGCTGCACTGGCGGAGATACGGCGGTTGCCGTTCTCATCCATGTATCGCTGGTCAAGCCATGCTTGGGAACCGTGTGGTTGTTTTGGTATGCGGTAACGCTTGAAAGTCATGTGACTCCCCTTCTGTTAGTAACTGTTGGACAGAAAGATACAGCAGGGGTGTGTCAATGTCAAGAGTTCATCACAATTATTTTTCTAACCATTTCAACGGGGATATAAAACAGGTTGATACCTTCACCATCGTGATACGACTGAAGTAAAGTGACATGCTTTTCTTTTGCACCTGCATCACCGATAGGCACAAGGAAACCAGTGGACTGGACTATCGTTTCGCCATCGTCTTCAACATCGTCTAGAGCAAGCCAACCTGCGTCTCCGCCACAGGCATCAGCCCAGTAGACAAGAGCGATTGGGTATTGCTGTGGTTCAAACTCAGCAGTCATTTGTTGCTGGCTCACCTTCGGTGCGACACTCAGGGCAGTAGCGACCTTGTGATTGGTGCCATGCCTCACCACATGTGGGGCAGATGTAGATGTAGCGAGGGTCCATGCCCCGATTGTAGTCGTTGGTTATGCGGCTTGGAAAGCCTTGTCCCGTAAGGCAACCAATCGTTCTACAGCCAAGATGAAAGCGTCATGGTCGTTCTGAGGAACAACTACTTTGACTAGATAGCGGAGAAGAATGTCAATGTCTTGCTGAGTCATAGGGCTTAAGACTCTATCAGGGTTTGGTAACTAAATCCTCAAGGTTGTTCAAGCGATTTTCAATACGGTCAATAGCATCACGCAACGATGAGCCACCATTGTTCTTCATATTCATCTCAACATGTGAGATGGCTTTCTCTAATCGTGTTGCCCACCGATATACAGGTCGCACAACGCCACGATAGATGACACCAAGAGAAACAATAGACCCAGCAATGGAAGCGAGAACATTGACAATGCTCATCAGGCTGGCTTAGGGAGTGAACGCCATACGGCTTCAAACTTTTGGGCGTTGTCTGCCATAGCAGGACAAAGTTCTAGGTGTAACCAATGCCCACCTCTTGAGCCTGCATTATCGGACTCGCTATACACCTTTACCAGTGGTTCGCCAGGCTTGCGTTGGCAACGATACCCACGACCCCAGCCCTGTACCTTGTCTTTCACATTCGGGTCATAGGCATAGTCATGGATTTCTTCAATGCCGAGAGCGTTGGCGTGTTCAACGAACCAGTCCCATGCTTCTTCTGCATCGGCACGGTTCTTGTATCCGAGGTCGCAGGCACGACCTGTTGCGTGGACAGATAGCCACTTTGGGTCGCCCTTCTTAGCCTTCGGGTTGTTCATTTGACGGTTGGAGAACGACCCCATGTTTGTGAAACCCCATCTGTTGCCACAGAGTTGAATCAGTTTAAGGGTTCCTTCTCGTGCGCCTGTGCGTGAGACTCCATCTGAGTTACCTGTGTACTTCATGTTGTTCCTATTCGTCTATGCCTATGCCAACAGCGATGGCAAGGATGTTGATACCTAATGCGGCAGCACTGAGATACATGGCTTTTTGTAGCGTGTCACCTGAAAGGGTGATGAGCATAAGACCCGTGCTTGTGAACCATAAGCCGAGGCTAATGAAGGCTCCGAGGTATTTACGCATGGGTTCTACTGTATCACTTTCTTTTGTTAGGGATGGCTATTAGTGCTGACATAAGACTCATGACGATGAGGGCACGGCGTGTTTTGACGGGGACATTGGAGCCGACAGGGACATAGGTATCTACTGCACCGCCGAATACATTGACCGACTTTTCAAATGTTTTACGGACAGCAACGGGGGCTTCCTGCATAGCAGACACTAAGGCTGTCAGGTCTTCCTGACTTAAGTCATTAATGTTCAGAGCATCAAAGATTTCCTTGGCTTGCTCAGATGTAGCGACAGCAAGAACTTCAGGGTTGGTGGCTAAGACGGCAGCCTGTTCAGGTGTAACCTGATTTGGTATTACAGTAGGGGCTACCGTTGTAGTGGTCGTAGTTGTAGAGGTGGTTGTAGATGTCGTGGTTGTTGGCGGTACTGTTGTCGTTGGTGGCACAGTCGTTTGAGAAACAGTTGTGGGTGGAAGAACAGTTGTTGTGGGAGCCTCAGTAGATGTCGTGGTTGGTGCTACTGATGTGGTTGTTGTGGGTTCTTCTGTTGTGGTGGTGGTAGGCAATGCTGTCGTGGTTGTTTGAATGGGGACCGTGGTTGTTGTTTCTTGGAGCGTTGTTAGGGGCGATACTGGCTGGGTGGTGAACGCTGTATCGGGGACAATTTCCCAGTATCCGTTGTAGTCCCAATAAAGTTTGACCCAGGCTCCACCGCCGTTCTCGTAGAACCATAGAAGTATTGGCTGAGAAGCACCGATGCTGAACTGGACAGGCTGGGAAATGGAACCACCGCCCCCCTTGTCTCGCCAATCGTTAGTAACTAATAGGTTATTTATATAAAGAATTGTTCCGTCATCGGCTTGAGCCATGAAACGGATAGCACAGGTACATGGTGCAGAAATAAACCCATCGTATTTGACAACGAAATCCTCGTACATGTTGAACAGAGGTTGTTGGTCAAAGTTTTGGTTTATGTTTGCGGAAACGGTAGTGCCAACGATGCGGTTATCGGATGGTAAAGGTGGGGCGTTGTTGTACCCGTAGTTGTTGTAGACAGTGATGTTGATTCCTGCTGGGCTGTCAGCGTGGGCTGAAGCGGAGAGGAGTAAGGCACAAGCCCCTATGAAAAATAAGACCCTACTGAGCCTCAGGGTCACGCTTCACACCGAAAGCAGCATCTACTTCATGACCTTCCAACTTGCCATCAAGGGAAGCCTTAGCAAGTGCTACAAGCACATCTGCTACTGCGTGGAAACCACCAAGTGCGGCTGAGTACCACAGTGGGATTGTCACGCCCGTACCTACGGAGTTGATAATGCTTGAACCAGTGATGATTGTGAGGCTGGACATGATGAACAGGGCGACAATACGACCTGCGACATCCTTGGCAATCTTCAGTGACATCATTGGGGTTCTCCTAGTGGTTAACCCCTTCACGGCTGATAGCGTTTAGACTATCAGATTAGTCATGCTTGATGATATAGTTGACCACGCCGTATGGCTGGTAGTAAGCCTCTGCGCCACCTGTTGAAGCGGTGGAGCCACTGATTGTATGGCTATGGGTTGGGTCAGTGATGTTGTGGATATGGTCCCCGTCAACACCAACAGTGTATGAACCTGTACCACCTGGGGTTGCTGAAGTACCACCCATAATTTGACCGTCTTGACCGTGACCGTGTGAGGTTGTGGAGGTGAGAAGGTCTGTAGCGATGAGGTGGGTGTGTGTTCCTTGACCATCGTTCGTGATAGAAACACCACTTGAGGAGGAACTGTTTGCCAATGTTCCAGCACCGTGGGTGTGGGCAGGAAGGTTGTTTGTCCCGATAGTGGTTGAACCACCTGTACCCAGCAGGGTGAGGGTGGAGTTGTCACCGATAAGGAAGCGACCCTTGAAGTCAGGGGTGGTGGGACCGACAAGTGCTGCGAGTGCTGTGTATCCGCTAGTGCTTGTTCCATCACACATCAACCATCCTGTAGGGGCTGTGGTTCCTGCATAGGCAGCGATGGTTCCGACAGGTACAAGTGCGTTGGCTACAGCAGAAGCAAGGTCTGCTAGTGCAATTGTGCCATCAAGGATTTTGGCTGAAGTAACAGCACCATCCTTAATGTCTGCTGTGTCAATAGTTAAATCAACAAGGTTTGCTGAAGCAACAGTAATACCCGTAGGTAGTGCGCCAGTAGCCAACTTGCTCAATGCGATAGCAGCCGAAGCGTTGATGTCGGCGTTGACAATAGTTCCATCCAAAATCTTTGCTGAAGTAATAGCAGAGTCAGCGATACCATCAGAAGTAACCTGTGCCCACTTGACACCACCATCGGTGACTGTTGAATCAGCAACAAGAACTTTGCTGTTATTACCCGAACCACCTGTGGCTATTGTCTTAAGACCCGTGTTGCCATGAACAACAATGTCGCCATTAGCGGTGTACTTAGATACAAGTTCGTTCGCTTGGTTGGCTTCCGTGGCAGTGAAGACTGGGTAGATAGTTGCACCTGCGTCATGCTGACGGTCTGTGGTGTCGTCACAGCCACGACCATTAGCCGATGCTGTCCAACCCGATGTCACTGCTGGGTCAACAACAGTAAGGCTGGTAGATGTGTTATAGATAACACATATTTTTTCTTCTTTGGCTGTGCCTGGGTCAATGACAATGAAGAACGGGGTACCACTGGTAGACCATCCTGACATAGCAGAGGCAAGAGTGATACTGGTAGCACCAGCAGCAAGGGTGGAGCCACCTAGCGCATTTGCTACTGCGGCTCCCTTATATGAACGGCGGCTGTATGCCATGATTTCTCCTAGTTTTCTACCGAGCGCAATGTTACAACAAGTGTTCCATTGAACTCCCATATGTTCCCGTGGGCATCAGATGACTCCCAAGCGATGTCGTCTACCACAACTGTGTGTGTGAAGTTCCCAATTTGCAATGTGACAATGCGTGGCGATTCAATCAGACTGTCAAAGAAGTTTTGGTTTTCCTCAACATCGTAGTAGTACACCTTGTCACGGACATTGACTGATTTGTGCAGCAAGATGGGGACAACGAATACCTGTGAACGGTACGGGGCTACATATGCTCGTGCCATCCATCGGGTGAATGTTGGACCAGCCGATGTATCCGTGTCAGACCTGTTGAGCGAGAACTTAAACCCTGCTTCAATGGCTCGTGTATCTGCGCCATCAAACGAGTTTTCAATGTCGTTAACAGTGTCCCATGTTCCTATTGCTTCATATGCGCCGTCATCAAGTTTTAAGTAAGAAGTGATTGACCCAACCAAAGGTGTGGAACGGGTGTCAACTTTGGCTACGAACTTACGGTCAGGGATACCCCAACGCCATGTGCCTGTTTCAACTTCACCTGATTCAACAAGATGAGCAGAGTCCTCTACGACTACACCGATACCTGAGATAGTGAAGATTCGTTTGTTGTTCATGCTGCTTACAGATTTAACGGCACCTGTGTTGGTGTACATAAGGTCTGTTGCGTATGCAGGGGTATTGGGGGAAGTGAAGTTAGAAAGGTCAAGGCGACCTAGACCACTTGAGGTGCCGTCATAGTTTGTGTATGTGAACCAAATGAATCGGTCTTCTGATGTGAAGTCATTGACTGCACCTGTTGTTGGAATTAACGCACCTGCTGTGAGGTTTGCTGATGTATCGGTGCTACAGAATCGGACTCCCTTATTGGAGCCGATAACAATGAAACCGAGGTATCCGTGGATGGCTGAAACTACTTCACCAACTGGTAGTTCAAGTGCTACGACAGGGACATCAAGCGTTCCGTCTGCTTTGATTGTGATTTTGTAGACAAGGCTTTTAACACCTGAATACCCTGCTGCGTAGACAGCACTTTGTCCACCTGCCGCACCTACCCAACGGAAAGATGTATCGCCACTGTCGTAAAAGACTGTATGTGAGCCTGACTGCACGCCAATTTGGTAGAGGTGTTCGTCTACTGCTGCGAACCCACGACCCTTGGCATATCCAAAAGCGTTGTAAGTTTTACCTGTTCCTGTTCCGCCTGTTGGATAGAAGAATGTGGCAGTGGTGGAGCCTGGGGTTGTGTACCAAATGTCGTTGTTGGTCCACGCAATGTAGATGTTCTGACCGTTGGTTTCTAAACCTGTGATAGCGGTGGTCGGCAAAGAACCCGATGATGCTGTGTTGATTGCTGTCCAGGTAGGTGACGCATCAAATGGGTTGCTAGAGAAACGGACAACACCATTGTCTGCGATATAGAGATACTGTGTTCCACCTGATTCAACAACGCATGTGAACAAGTTTGTGCTTGTTGTTTCAAGCGACAACTTAGTTGTGTTCAGCAATGACAACTGACCTTTTACCCAAGGGTTAATACCTTTTGACTTGTAGAAACGGTAGTCCTTATGTTCTGCTGTATCGGCATAAACCTGACCAGCACCAAGATGCCATGAGTCCTGACCACGCCTCCACAAACCACCAGGGTTGATAGCGGATTCACCAGGTGCGGTAGAGATGTCTTGCGAGTCACGGACACGCTGTTCATAGCCACGCTTGAAAGCACCTGACTTTTGGTCAATCATGTATGGGCGACCATCAATCGCTACAGGGAATACATGGGGTACTAGATTTGTGGAACTTGTACCTGAGAAGTACGGCGGTGTCCCAACATAGGGAAGCGTGAATGTTGTGACGGACATTAGACCCTGCTAAGGAAAGTAGGGTATTGCCTCTTAAGTTTTGCTGATTCAGCAATAATGCGGTCACGGCGCATACGAATAATTTGATTGACTGAACCTGTGACAGAACCGAAAGGTACTTCTTCTGCACGGCGTGTGTCACCCTGTGATTCAGTGAAGTTACGCTTTACTTCTCGTGGGCTGACCAAACGAATCTGCGCACCCATCATCAGGATGTCTTCACAAGAAGATGGCAAGCCTGTGATGTTTTGAATGTTCTGTGTCTCCGAGGTGACATTGGTGAATGGTGCTTTGTAGACGACAACCATGCGACCTGCACGGACTTGCTCATCAAAGCGGATGCCGTACCCTGAGTTGAAGTCATCGTTGGGTAGGTCACGGATAAGTCGGCAACGGCGAATCTTTGGGTAGTCGGTAGCGATGTAGCGCAGAGATACAGATACGAGGTCAATGATTGTGTCTGTTGTGGGCAGGTTAATCATGGACCATGTGCCGTTGTAGTTCAGTTCCAGTGTTTTGATTTGGAACAAACCATTGACGGGGCTAGACAAATCGTCTAGTTCTGCGTTGATTGCTTCAAGGATTTGTGCACGAGGGAACTTGGGGTCAACGGTGACGATAGCCCCAGCAGCATGTGCTACTGCGGTTGTGCCGTTCCATCCACGCTCAACAGTTACTGTCTTACTACCTGAACTAATTTCCCAAACATAAATCAGTTCGCTGTCAATCTGTATAACACCACCTGGGCGGATACCACCAAGGTCGTACTGCATAGCAATAGAAGTAGAGGATGCAGTAATAGCAGAAACTACTTTGTTTCTTTCTTCTACCGTACCCGACATCAACTGCCGAACGGTACGGTCTATCACTGTTCCTACTGTTGCCATTACTTCTTCTTTTTCTTAGCCTTCGCTGCTTCTGACATGGCAATAGCAATTGCCTGCTTGCGTGACTTGACGACTGGACCGCCCTTGCCTGAGTGAAGGGTTCCGCCCTTGAACTCGTGCATTACCTTCTGCATCTTTGCCGATGCTTTCTTGGCAGCCATTATTTCATCTTGCTCTTACGAGGCGCAGCCTTCTTAGCGGCACCCTTGGCACCGTATTCCATCTTGCGTTCCTTGGCACCTTCGGACTTTTCGTGCTTCTTCATTGCACCAGCCGACTTGTACTTCTCACCCTTAGCAGACATTTATAACTCCTTAAGACAGGGACAGGTTAATCATAGCCGATAATGGTCAAGGTTCGCTTTCAGTCTTAAGTCAGTTGGGGCAAGGGAAAGAGCGATGGAACCTTGGAAGAAGGCTTCATCGGAATCACCGAGATGGTGGTAGGAGATTGCGGCTAGGTCGTGGAGTAGTGGACCCCAAGCCTCTGCCTCGCAGAGATAGTCAAGTGGCTTCTTATAAATAAGTAGTCCTTGCTTGCAGGCATAGAGGCATCGTTCCCAGTCTTTTCTTTCGTAGTAGACCTTGGCTAAGTCTGCCCATGATTCTCGGCGGAGTGGGTCTTCTGCGATGGCACGGTAAATGTGGAACTCGGCAGCATCGGGGCGCATCTTGGCTATGTATCGGTGACTGGCTGCTCGTTCAGGGTGCCAGTCGGATAGGTCAAGGTGGCGTGTGAAGTGGTACTGGGCTAGCCCGTATTCTTTATTGAAGAAGTATTCACGGGCTAGGTAGAACTGGTTGCGGTCATCACGGGGGTCTTCTTCTACTGCCAGTTTGAGTAGGTCAAAGTATTGTCCTCGTGACTTGGTTGGGTCGGGGTGGTGGTGGATTTCTAGTCCGTCTATCCATTGTTGGATTTCAACATCCAAAGGGTGTAACACTTCATGGACTGGGTGTTTCCATTCATAGCCATGACGGGTGTGGATTTTGTCGCCACCATAGACAAGACCTTCTGACCCGTCAGGGTTCCATGACCATACATACTTGTAACGCAGGCGTGTACCTGTTAGCGGTACGGTATCTAGTACCGTTCGCCAGCCTGGTTGTAGGACTTCATCCATGTCTAGCCATATCACATAGTCAATGTCTCTAGGGATTTGTGATAGGGCGTAGTTACGGGCATGGTCAAATCGCCAAGGTGTGAACTCTTTTTGTTCCCAATAAACTCCAGTATGGATGGCTTCAGAGAGTGTGCCATCGGTTGAACCTGTGTCAAGGATGAACCGATAGTCAGCGTCTACGCATGACTCTGCCCATCGTTGAACAAACTGTTCTTCGTTTTTAGCAATTGTTGCTACAGCAATTTTCATAGCCCCTCCTGAGAAATCTATACGACTTCTATATTAACCCAACTCTTAGGGCGACCAATAACAGGTGGGTCAAGTATCTCTACATATTCAACAACATCAGTAATTGTAATGTGCTGGGTAATGTCACGCATCCACTGTCGCCAAACAATCCAAGCATCTTTAACTTCTTGACTTAAGGGCGAGTCTAGACCAATAGTCCAATCACATTCTTTGAGCAGAACTTCTCGCAAGTCACGCATGCACCAATCAAGTTCTTCAACAGTTTCAGGTGTTTTTTCTGTGACTCCATCTGAGTGGACCCATCGTGATAAAGCAAGTTTCATATCAAACCTTGATTATAAAGTTGAGAGCAAGAAACGGGTTCATAATGCTGATAGCACTATTGGCGAAACCACCGTCACTTGTTGAGTTGTTGGAAGGTCCACCTGAGTCAGCATTGAAAGCACCAATGTCTGTGTAGTGCTGGTGGTTGGCGTTAATACCGTATGTTGCTAATGAAGCATCAGTTGGTGCGTTAGAAACATTCAATCTGTTTGTACCAGCAGCAGAGATTGATGAACGAGGCAATGCGTGGGCATGGTCAGACGAGACAGTGCCACTCCATGTACCAGGAGGGTCAATATAAGTTGTGTGATAATGCGAGTTCAGGTTGTGCGTATGGGTTGGAAGATTTCCTGACGCAATGGTGTGTGTCTCGGCACCGTTTGTTTGTGCCAATGTTCTAGCCGACAAACCAGTACCAGTACCAACGCCGATAGGCATACGGCTACGCATATCAGGAAGATTGAATGTTGTTGAACCGTTACCTACGCCAAATGTTGTTCCAATAATTCCGTACAGTGTTGCGTATGTTGTACGACTTACGGCTGAACCATCGCAAATAAGCCATTCAGAGTTTGGCGCAGTGGAACCACCAAACATTTGAATTGAACCCGATGGTATCCCTGTTGAGCCAGTAGCCCCAGTGGGTCCAGTCGGACCCGTAGGACCAGTTGCACCATCCGTACCATTAGTACCAGTTGCACCTGTAGGTCCTGTAGGACCAGGTACGGTTGAGTCAGCACCTGTGGCACCTGTAGCACCAGTCGGTCCAGTCGGACCAGTCGGACCTTGAATACCTTGAGCACCTGTTGCACCAGTCGGACCAGTAGGTCCTTGAATACCTTGTGCACCTGTAGCACCCGTTGGTCCTGTTACCGTTGAATCCGCACCAGTTGCGCCAGTAGGTCCTGTCGGACCCACTGCGCCAGTGGAACCAGTTGCGCCAGTGGGACCTGTGACACCCTGTAATCCTGTAGCACCCGTGGGACCAGTCGCACCCTGTAGACCCGTTGCCCCAGTCGCCCCAGTCGGACCCATTTGCCCAGTCGCACCTGTCGGTCCCGTAACACCGATAGGTCCAATCGCACCTGTAGGACCTGTTGGACCAGTTGGACCTGTCTCTCCGATAGGTCCTGTGGGACCTGTACTGCCAGTTGGACCTGTCGCCCCAATAGCCCCAACATCCCCAGTGGACCCTGTGGGACCTGTAGGTCCAGTAACACCAGTCGCTCCTGTTGGTCCTGTAACACCTTGCACCCCTTGCGCACCCGTGGGACCTGTCGGTCCCGTTATACCTTGTATTCCTTGCGGTCCAGTCGGACCTGTTGGTCCTGTTGCCCCTTGTGGTCCTGAATTGGAAGTCGTTACAACCGTAACAACAGCATCAACATTAGTGGCACTGACAGCAGGAACCAACATTGCACCGATAGTTTCGGTGGTGCGAGAAACAACAATGTTGTATGTAACTAATCCTGAATCACGGATAAGTGTGATGTTTGTAGTAGCCATCGCTACCTCGTCACATCAGCAAGAACCGTGACATTACCTGACAGGATTGTTGAGATAACGCCTGACGCATTTTCTTCAAGGTCCCAAAAATACAGACCAGCAGAAAGCATGGCAGAGTTGGTTGCAGAAAGAACACAAGTGACTTGACCAGTTGTGCCATAAGTTACGGTGCAGGAGAATGAAGCCTTGACAGTGGTGGAGTCTTGCTGGCTACGGATTTGGGCACGGTAGGTACGCCCCGTAATGTCAACAGGTGTAGACCCATCGGTAGTAATAGTTACTACTAGGGTTTCAGTATCACCACGAGTGATAGTTAGGTCTTGGTCAGCAGGTTGAGCCATACGGGTTAGATGATAGCACTAATCCATTGGAGGAGGAGTGCCCTCAATTTGATGGCGTGAAGTTGCTAACTGTTCAACAGCGTGGCAACCGTCAATTGTCTTAGGCTGTAGACCTTCCTTGCGAAGACGCTTATAAGCAGGCAAGTCTTTGTCCCAGTTCTTAGCCCTCTGATTTATCTCAGCGACCTGCGCCCCACGAGTAGTAGTGGAGTTAGAACCAATCTGAACCCCTGCCACTTTGCATCCGAAACAACCCTCAACATCCAAACCAGGATGTGTTTCCCTATGCTTCAATGTAGTCCCCGTATCCAGCAGCCTCAAGGTCTGCCTGTTCTTGTGCAGTGATTTCATGGATATGCCCACCGTGGTAGGTGATAGCAATGTCTTCATAGTTTGCTGGCTGAAACTCAGTGAATGAACCATCAGTTAACTTGAACACATTGCGCCCACGAAGTCCTGGCTTAAGTACGGCAAAGATTCCACGCTCACCTGGCAAAGCCCAATTCACATAGTTATCTGTGGGTGGGGTGAAGATAGCCATGTCTTAAGAATAGCAAAAGCCCCCACCTTTCGGTGAGGGCTTCCGCAATTCCTTGTCGGGAATAATTAGGCGTTGGTGCCAATCGTTGAGCAGGACTCAATGCGGCGCAATGCTTCCTGACGGAACACGCCGTAACCAACAAAGTGCTTCCAACCCACTGGGCGGAAACGCTGGAGGAGGTCAGTCACTGTGCCGTACACGATGGTTGGCTGTGCGCCGTACTCGCCACCCATGGAGATTGCCTTGGCAAGTGCCTGGCGACCCATGATGAGTGTGCCGTATGCGTCAATGGTTCCCGTTGAACCTGAACCGTTACCTGCATCTGCGAACAGAGGTGCACGAGGCGATTCAATGAAACGGACTCCTTCAAACTCACCGATTTCGCCGTTGTAAATGCCCTTAGGATTTACATAGTTGGCTGGGGTACGCCATGCGGCTGCATCGGTTGCCGAACGGAAGTCGTAGGAAACATCGGGGTGGATGAAGCCGACATACTTGCCGTCAATCGTTGGGACATTTGCCTTACGCAACTGAGCGACAGCCTTACGGACATCGTTAGCGGTAAGGGTGTCATCGGTGGAAATCTCATTACGAGCAGTTGGGTCGGTTGCACCACCTGTTGCGTAAAGAACATTTGTACCAGCCTGAAGGACATTTCGTGCGATGGTGTCAATTGACAAACCAGCGTTGTAACCAACAGCGTTAGCGGCTACTGGGTCCACAGGAAGGAACGAAGATGCACGCAACTTGGCGGTTGTGACCGTTGCATTACCGTACTCGTTGAGGGTCACAGTCACCTGGCTGTCGGACATTGCGACAGGGGTAACATCTTCTGCTTCACCAAGAGCAGTGGTTGCTGCTGCAAGGTCTGCGAAGACTGTGAACTTGACTGATGCACCTGGGTTCGTTGCGTTTGTCGCTTGGACATCTGCGAACTGGTCAAAGTACATTTCGGGGCGAAGGGCAAAGTATGCCAACTTCTCAAATGCCACCTGGTCCACTGAGAGGGCAGAGGTACCCGTAGTTGCTGCGTAGTAATCAGCCATGATTTTTGTTCCTTTAGGGGATAGAGGGTTTGGTTGTTACCCCAGGTTCACACCTTGGGCTTGTGCCTCTGCAAAAATCGCTGCTATTTCATCCGAGGATTGAGCATCGTTGATTCGCTTAATCCAAGATGGTCCTTCAGATGCTGTCTCTGCTCCTGCGGCAATCCTGTTGGTTTGCTGCCATGCTGCTTTGTCTGCGTCTGCTGGGTTGCTTTGGGGTGTAATCAACTGTGCTTCTTCCGCAGCCTGCTTGATTGCATCAGGAGTAAGTTCGCCGTCATAACCCTTAACAAAGTACTTAAACTTTGGGTCCGTCACATCAATCCCTGCCTTCACAAAAGTCAATTCCTTTGCGGAGGCTTGAAGTTCAGCGAGAAGTTTCTTGGCTTCACGGTTTTCTTTTTCCAGTTGCTTCATCCGTGCACGAACTGGGTTCTGCTCGGTTGCTGGCTGGTCGTCTTCCTCGTAGTAATCATCTGCGAAATCTGACATATGGCACTCTCCTTAAGTCCACACCGTGCTGGAGGGTCACGATGGCTACATTGGTTACACCCCATTTTACGATAGTTAACTAGGGGGGCTGCTAACTATGTCTCCCCATCGGGGTCAAGACTTAAGTTAGCACATTGCTTACTGGTGTGCTACTGCCCTACTGTGCCAAGACCGATAACGCCTGCTTGGGTGGTGGCTAGACCACCGCCTGCTTGGAAGGCTGCTTGTCGTTCACGCTTACGCTGTGCAATCTTCTTGCGTGCTTCAGCGTTAGTGTTAAAGGTTCCAGCGATTTGTTCCTGCTGTGTGATGGCAGTTTCTCCTGCAACCATTGGGTTATAAAGTTCTTGTGCAGCACCAATCTCAGTGAACCCTTGCTGTGCCTGGTCGCCAGTGATTCCAGCACGGGCAAGGTCTTCAGCCTGTTGACGGCTAATCTGCATGTTCGCCTGACTTAAGCCTTGGGCTGCAATTTGTGCAGCACGGGCTTGGCGTTCGGCTTCATATTTGTCAAAGGTTGGTTTGGCTACTTCAGGGTCTAGGAAGTAGGCAGCGAGGTCGCCTTCAGATACGCCGTAGAGACTCTTGAATTGGTCAACGACTTCCTTGGGTGCGTTTCTTACTGCTTGGTATCCGAGTTGGATACGGGATGAGAGTTCGTCAGGGGAGACATCTTCTGCGATGAACTTCTGTAGGTCTTGTGGTTGGTCGTAGAAACCTGGGGGCATACCACCTGCTTGTAGGCGTGACTTGTAGTCGGCTTCCAAGCGGAGGTATTGTGATACGGAATACTGTGGCTTGCCTTTGTCTGCCAGTATTTTGTTGGCAGGAAACCGCTTGGCAAATGCTGGGCTGGACTGCATGGCTACGCCGATGTCGTCAACTGTGGATTTGTCACTGATTACTTTTGTGGTGAAAAGTTTTTGTACTTCTGCGAGGAAGTCAGCATCCTTCAAACCGTAATACTCTAAGGTTTTCCTGATAATGTCAAACGCTGTCTCATCCATTAGATGACCTTTCCAAAGGCTTGGGCAATACTAGCCGAGAGTCGGCGTGCTTCATCCTTAGCGTTCTGCGTAGCACCCCAGTTGTAGCGTGGGTCTGAACGCAACTTAATCTCCCATTCGCCCGTGGTCATCATGCGCTTCTTGCCTTCTTCGCCAGCGTTGATAACCTGCTCGTAGTCAGCCTGGCTCATGTCAATGCTGTTGATGTCCTTCTCAAGAAGTTGGGCAGCCTGTTGCTTGAACGATGAAGTCAATGACTCAAGAGTGAACCCTTGGTCTAGAAGGTTAGCCAAGTGACCATACTTAGCCTTTGCCAGTTCACGCTGTTGACGCTCAACATCCTGCATCACCATCCCACCAGTCAGCGTCTGCTGAACCGTGGCATCGTCAACTGTGCTGAAGAAACTTGTTCCAATCTTCTTGACTGCCAAGTAATCATTAGATGCCTGAGCACGGGTAACGGCAGTTGGGTTGACGAACTTGCCTGTGTCGTCTTTACGGAAAGCCTCTTTGTACAACTCTTGCTTAAGGGTTTCATCTTTCCATCCCATGTTCATGGCTTTCGTAAGGAAGGAGTTGAACGGCATGGAGTCAAATCCAAGGTCGCCAACCACAGCCTTTACCTGACGCACCATGTCTGTAGAAGCAAGTTCTTTAATGAACGAGGTGTTATCAAGTTGTCCTAGGAAACGCTGTTGCCCTGCTGGGGTAAGCCAAGCCTCGTTCTTTACACCGTCTTGGATGACCTTGAATACATCTGCGTATTTTGAACGGTCAAGGTCAAGCATCCATGTTTTTGTTGGGAACATCTCACGGAACTTTGCTTCCCAGTTCTTAGGAAGTTTTGTTTTGATACCAGCACCAGTGCTTGTACCGCCACCGCCAAGACCGCCCCCACCACCGCCAGTTCCAGGGGTGCTGTTGTTTGTACCGTCACCCGTTGATGGCTTACCAGGGGCAAACCCTTCTTTCATTCGGAAGTTAGCGGCAGATGAAGAAGCAGTTTTGGGCGTAGAGACAGCAGGTTTTCCTTCCGTGCCAGTTGGCGGAGTGGAAGCAGGTGCCGTAGTCACGGGGGTAGCAGGGGCAGAGCCTGCGTTAATTGCATCAATCTCGGCAAGACGGGCATCAAGAAGTTCCTGGTTGGTCACAGTCTTCTTAGTGCCATAGACAGAAGCGGCTCCAGCATCGTAAGTTTTGACACGCTCGCTTTTAGTGGTGTCTTTTTCAGCCCATTCAATAGCGGTCTTTTGCGCTGTCTCAAAGTTGTTGGCATCCCAGGTTTGGTCAACAGGGACAGCGTGTTGCATAACTCTACGGACTCTTTTACCACCGCCAGCATTGACAATGACATTTACATTGGTAGCAACCTTGATGTCAGGGTTAGCGGCAACAAAGTCATTAACCTTTTTCCATGCCTGAAGGTTGGCTACAGCAGACGCATAGTCTGTGACCTTGATACCTTCAGCCTCGGCACGCAGTTTCTCATACTGTTCACCAGCAGCGTTGCTCTTAGCCGATTCGCCAAAATCAGGACCGTACTTGCCGTACTTCTTTTCTTCCTTTTTGATGGCAGCAATCTTGGTGTCAATGTCAGCCAACGCTTTGTTGATTTGGGTTGATGTGTAAATCTTTCCGTCTACTACATAACCACGCTTGGCTGAATCGTAAGAAGCCTTATCTAACTTCTTGCGTAACTTTTCTTGCTCCTTGATTTGGTCGGAGTAGTAGTTCTCATTTGGTGCGTAATCAGCCATCAGCCAAGTCCTTTAATCTTTTGGTCAAACAAATCCATTAGTGTGGAAGCCCCCATAGCGGCAGCCTCGTCAGGAGCAGCAGCAGTCACTGCCTGTTCAGCAGCAGTGGCGGCAGTAGGAGCAGAAGCACCGCCCATAGCCTCAGATACTTCCTTTTGGTTGTAAGACTTGACGAACTTTTCAACCTCAGAGTCAGACAAGGTGCGACCCAGGATTGAACTAGCGGTCTGTTTAAACACGGAACGCAGGTCTTCTTTAGATGTTGTACGGATACGGTTTCCAGCGTTGGTTACTGTTCCAAGTTCTGTAGCCATCATGGTCGCAGCGACATCAATGGTGTACCCACGCCAGTTAGCCCAGTCCAAAGCATCCTGCATCGCTGCGATGTCTTTACTGGCAAAGCCTGTCTGTGATGGTTTAGACCCTTGGTATAGACCAACCTGATAGAGACGGTTAAGGAAGTTCTTTCGTTCAGCAACTGACTTGAACTCTGCAAGTTGGGCATATGCTTCGTTGCCATACTGACCACGGGTGATAACACCGTTCTTGTCCACAAGACCCTGACCGATGTACCTGCCCTGAGCATCAAAGTCATTGGCTGTTGTTTTGAAATCAGGTGAAGTATTTACAACTGTTCGTGGTACAAGTTTCTGCGTGGGCAGAAGGGAGTTCCCCCCAGTAGGGGTAGCAGGAGGAGGTGTCTCGCTAGGGGTGGTTACATTTCCATCAGCCATAATTATTTTTCTACCTCATAAGAAAGAAGTCTGTCGTAGATTCTAGCGAACTCAGGAGTTTGAGCGACTAGAGTGCGACCCCACTGCGCCAACCACTCACGGATAGGAGCAGCAGCAATAGCACTGCTGAAACCACCTTCGGCACCGCCAGTAGAAACATACTGAGCAACAGCATCATCACGCTTGCTTAGGTATTCCTTCAAAGCCTGCGCTGTGTCATTGTCATCAAGAGATGGGTCCTGAAGCATCTTCTTCATCTCAGCAATCTTTGCTGGGTATTCGCCAGGATTGAACTCAGCGACAACAGGGAAGCCAGGGTATTCCTTGTTCAACTGGATACGCCATGAACGCAACCATGCAGATTGTTCGGCAGTTGGGTTAGGTGGAAGTTTGGCACGCAGTTCACGGTACTGTGCGGAGGCAGCCCTGTATTCTGCGGCTGCAATCATCTCACGGTCACTGAGCCTGCGGCGTTTGCCTGTCTTCAACTGGCGTGACCATACCTCAAAGGAGAAGTCATCTCCGCCTTCAGCCATGAACCCAGCGACATCAGGAAAGTCTTTCATCAACTTCTTATTGTTGCGTTCCCAGTCACCGAACTGCTTGGATGCTTCCAAACCACCAGCCACAGATTCAGTCTTGTTAGACAGATACAGGATTGCGTCATTGCCGTAGATTTCAAGGAAACGCTTTACTGCTGTGTCGTAGTTTTCTGACTGCAACTTTTGGAACTCTTTGACCAACTGCGTACCATAAACATCACCCTGTTTTGTACTGGCAGTGAACTCTGCTGATGGGCTTGTCGGTCCAACGAATTGTGCCATTGTGCGTAAGCCAGTGATAACACGAGCCTTGCTACGGGCATCGGCAAACAACTTTGCTTTGTCTGCTTCGTCTGTCAAGTCGTATTCACCTGAAGTGGAAAGTGCACGCATAGTTTCCATGTATGTGTTGCCATAGATAGTTTCAAGGTTCATGGTGTCGCCACGGACAACATCTTCCAACTGCGAAATCCACTTAGGCAACAGTGGCAAACCTTTTGTTCTGCCGTAAGGCAGGAACATCTTGACAATCCAATCCGTTGATGGAGTGTCAGGGATAATCTCTGAGGCTGCGGTTTGAAGAACTGGACCGATGCCAGGGTTGAAGTTAAATCCAAGAGACAGACCCTTGATTGGTGCCTGCATTGGAGCCTCTACGCCTGTGAGAAGTTTAGTTGCCCATCCTGAACCTGGAAGGTTAAAGGTGTACTGACCTGTGGTTGCATCCTTGTAGAAGAAACCTTGTCCTTCTTGACCACCAACAATGCTCATGTCTGCTTTGCGCCCACCTTCAAACATAAGTTGTGCACGGCGGATACGGGTTGGGTCTTCTACTGCGATACGGGCGTATGAACCAAGTACCTCTGTCCATGCTGTACCGAATGGGACAACAATGCGCAGAATGTCTTGAAGGTTGTTGCGGCTTGTCGCATCAAACAATGTGTCTTTGGTTGACCTAAGTGCTACAGCCTTGGCGTATGTGTCTAGTTCTTCCAGGGTGCCAGTTGCTTTAGAAGATGATGATGCAATCTCTTTAAGTTTCTTGAGTGTTGCTTTGTTACCTACATAGTTATCTGCACGGATTCCAAGTTCCTTAACCATCTCATCAATGTGGTCAAGCAATTTCTGTGCTTCGGCTGGGGCAAGAAGTTCTGCGGTGTTGCCTACTTCACGGTAGTAAAACTGGCGGAAGACGGGGGAGCGTTCAAGTTTCTGTGTAACGGTTCCAAATAAGTCTTTGAAGATTTTGTCTGTGAAGTGGTCCTTTGCTTCAAGTGCTTTGTTCGCAACACTGCCAGCACCCTTTGCTGTACCACGCTCGGCACGCTTCACAACTTCAGCAAGTTTTCCTTCAACACCTTTTTGGTCAATCAATGTACGGAGATGGCGTGTACCAAGACCACTATCGGCAAATGCAGAACCAGGGTGCACTTCTTGAACACTAAGTTTCACGCCCTTCTTGGAAAGAACAACACCTTCTCTGTTCTTACCAAGGCTGATAATTGAACCAACTTCACCTTCACCACTAATGAAGTTATGCTTCGCAATGTCACGAATGTCCATATCTTCAGGGCGGATAGCAGTAATCTTCCCATCAATGTCAAACATTGTGAGAGGCACACGGTTGTGCGCAGCAACAATGCGTAGTTCGTTATCGCCACGGACAACAGTATTTATCTTTGTAGGTGAAAGTTTCTGCACCCACGCAGCCATTGTCTCATCGCTGATTGAGCCAGCAGGGAACTTGACATAGCCATATTCACCAGTGGCAGGGTCAACTACTCGTACACCTTGCTTGAAGTATTCAACAAGTTTCTTGCGTTCTTTCGCAGCCTCAGGCGACTTAAGCCAGTCAGTGATTTGCAGCAGTGTGTCTGCTTCTGATTCGCCCGATGCAATAATCTTTGAGATTTTCCCGTTGATTGGGTCTGAGTGGAGAAGACGCAGGTTATCTATATAGCCAGTTGTGTGTGCTTTTGCGTCTGATGAACGGCTGATAGCAGACCAGTTACCATTAAGAAGGTTGCGTTCTTTTGCTGCCACTGGGTCTTTAATGTGCTGGTGGATACCGTGGGTCATCGCATCAACGAACTCAGGTTGTTCCTTAGCCCATGCACCTGCAAGTTCATCTGCTGTGGCACTGAAGTCTTTGCCGAGGATGTCAGCAAAGCCTTTACCACGCTTCATTGCCCACATGATGTAGTCACGAGGGTGGTTGAAGAAACCGTCAAGCCCTGTCATTGCGATACGAACTTGTGCGTCTGCCATGTTACGCATCAGGTATCCACCTGTGGCAAGTGACAATGGTTTCCAAATGTCGTTCTGAATGAACTCTGCGATTGTGAGCAGACCACGCTGGTCGCCAGTTTTATTTGCTGTGGCAAACTTCATTGCACCTGCAAGTCGGCGTACCTGGCGATAGTCAGGTAGGACAAACATTTCGTCTGCTAGTTCACCTATGGCACCTGGTCCTTGGAATACAAGATTGTCCCACTGGTCAGGGCTGAAGTCTGCAAGAACAGAGTCAGGCAAATCCTTACGCATCATCTGAAATGCGCCACCGTCAATGTTCACACCTGTTTCGTCAATGGTGTAAGTACGGGCTTTAGTTAGTTCTGCTTTTGTTGCTTCAATAACTTTGGCAAGAACAGTCTTTGCATCTTCGCTGTTGCCCCCAACTTCCTTGAACACTGTGTCAAAGGCAAGAGAGAAAGCATCATGCACTGCTTCACGAGCAACTGATGGGTTTGTTTGAGAGTAGGCACTTACAACCTCTCTCATCACATTCATATATTGGTCGCTATCTTTTTTGATACCTGCACCAATGAGATAGTTGGAGTATGTACGAATTGCTTTAGTGCGGTCAATGCCTGCACCGCCTACAACGACAGTGCCTTCAGGCATCTCAGTGAACCACTTGCTGTTACGGATACTGCGGAATAGAGATACTCGTTCTGCAATGTCGTCAATGGTGTTGCCAAGACCTTCACTTGCGCCCGCTTTTTTAGCGATGTCACCGAGTGTTGCCTTAGCCATGCTGAACTCACGGATGTCAGTTGGCATCATGATTTCATTAGGACTCTTGCTTAGGCGTGCTGATGCTTCAGCGAGCAAACCTCTTACTTTGTCAACGGTGTCTGCCTGTGCGAATCGTTGTGCAATCTCAGGGCTGATGTTGTCACCAAACTCTGTGATGATGTCTAGTGCTTTAAGGTCTGCGCTTCTTGCTGTGTCTGCCCCGATAGCAGCGAGACGCTCGGTAAGGCGCACTGCTCGTGGGTCTTGAGTGATGAACTGCCCGAACTTTGATGCGTCAAAGATTGCTGATTCTGCTTTGGTTAAACCTGCTGCACCTTGATATGCAAGTTTGTTGGCAACGCTTAGTTCTTCTGCTGTTTCCAACGCTGGGATAAGTGCTCGTGCAGCCTTAGCCTCTTTGATTAGTGGACCTGCAAGTGTTGTTGGGTCAGTTGCAACATTGAACGCTGCGTCAACAAAACCTGACAAAAGGCTATATGGCTTGGAACCAGGTTTGAAAGCAAGTTGTGCTGCTCCACGACCAACGGTCCAAGCATGGTTGTTGATTGTTCCACGGTATTCCCGTGCCCGTTGAGCCTGTGTTTTCATTGCTTCTTCGCCAACAAAGAAACCTTCACCTGCTTTAGATGGGTCATCCATCAGTGTGCCCAACTGGGTGGACTTAAAGAAACCTGACATACCAGCAGAGTCGTTAGGTGAGAACGCTTCGGCAGCGAGGTTCTGCGCCATATCAGGGACAGCCTGCAATGCAGCGAATGACCAGCGTGAAACAGTCTTGAAGTTGTCCATCACATTGCGTTGGAACCAACTCTTGTTGCTTGGCTTGTTCGGGTCGTTAGATGTTTGTGACTGTTTAGCGGCAAGAGGCTTAACTGCATTAAGAGCAGCATCGGATACACCTTGCTTTGCCATAGCAAGAACAATGTTTGCAGGGATATACGGGTTGTTTTTGTAGATTTCGCTGATGCGTTTGGCTACGGCAGGGTCGGCAGATGATGCGTGTTGCTGAACTTTCTGCTGGTTATGTACTGCGTCTGCTGTTGATTGGTCTTCGTTAACTGGGTCCCAAGGCGATAATGCCATATTTAGTATCCTTCTCGCACATACGAATCAAGCATGTCTGCGAGTTCAGGTGATGGATATGCCTGGTACAAACCACGGAGTTCGTTAAGAACGGCATCGGCTTCTCGTGGTACAACGAACTGCACACCAGGGGTGGGTCCTGCGCCGAATGATGCTCCTGCTGTTACTGGTTCGTTAGGTCGTTCTGTTGGGCGAGCCAATGAACCAAGACCACCAGGCATAACTTGTGGTTGTGCAGGTGGCGTAGGGGCAGGGGAACTACCCATTGGTACTGCTGCTTGGGCTGCTAGTTGCTTACTAGCCTCGCCATAAGCCTGACCTGGTACTGCTGTTTTAGCAATTTTCTCTGCTGGGTTACGCAGGTCGGAACGGTTTGCATATTGCTTTGCCATGTTTTACATCCCTCCAAGACTATTTGCAAGACTTAAGACACCACCAGGTGACGATGGCTGTGCGGCTGCGGCTGCTCCACCCCCACCAAGTTGCGACAATAGACCTTCCATACCTGAAGGTGCTGGACCTGCTGTTTGTTGTTCCATACCCATGCCTGGCATTGACAAACCTGGCTGGGTTTCGGGTGAACCTGCTGGTGCCTGTGCTGCTTGGCGTTCTTGTGCACGCTTTTGCGCAGCCATGATTGCTTCAGGAAGTGACATCTTGTTTGATTGTACCTTCTCTGCGATGAAAGCAAGGTCGTCAGGTTGGTATGGACCGTTGGGGTCTGCGGCTTGAGCCTGGATAGAAGACAGCAACGCTGCTTCAATACCTTCAGCAACGAGACGGTCCTTCTCCAACTCAGGGTCAGAGATAAGTGGGTCGGCTTCACGGGCTGATTCTTTGGACATAAGTCCTGTGCCGAGACGCTGACCAAGTGACACGATGAGGCTGTTGACATCTGCACCTGATGCGGAGTATGCAACATAGTGGAAGTCTGTTTCCCACAGTTTGTTTGGTGTGTAGTCCTTGATGCCACCACCCATGCCAGGCATAAAGAATGACTTTGCGTTTGAACCCCAATAGGCTTTTTCAATAGCAATAGCCACTTTGTCTTCTTCAACCATTGAGGATGCAAAGATTTCTTGTGCTTCTTGTACTCGGAAGTCCACTGTTGCGGAAAGAACGCTGTCTCCACGGCGACCTGTGCGGATGTTGGTGCCTGATTCGCCACCGAACTCTGCTGGGATTGCACCTTCAAGACGCTCTTGACGCTCCAAACGGTCCAATGCTGTATCGGTTTTGTAACCAGGGTTGGACTGGTGGGTTTGGATGTCTCCACCCTTGACAACACCCAACTGTCCTGATTTTCCGTCAGCAATTTGTAGGATTTCAGGGTTCTCGCCTGGTCGTGCTACGAGGTATTCATCAGGGAAGATGCCACGCTCAATAGCGATTTCGGTGAGTGCCTGCAAACGGGCACGGGTGTAGTACATACCGAGCAAACCGTCAAATTGTCCGTGTGGTTTGTCCAAGGTGATGCGTTGAGGAACGATTACAAGGGGCATACCTGTGCGGTTGACGATGCGTGATAGTTCAATTGCTGGTGAACCTAGGTATGCAGAGCCACTGATGGGGTCACGCTCTTTTTCGTAGCCCAAAACAATGGTTACGATTTCGTCTGCACAGACATATTCAAGGATTGTGAACATGTCGTCATATTGTGGCTGCCCAACACGGAGTTGTCCGTTCATTACATAGCCAAAGTTTTGGCAGAGCCACTGGTATGAACGGCTGTAGGAGAAAATGCAGTCGTGTGGGACTGGGTTATCTACATCTGCGACTGGTGCAGGGAAGGTGTCCAGTGGGTTTCGCAGTTGCCATTCAGGGATGCGCTTGTCAAAGTTTGGTTTGATATAGATAGGGCTGTTGCTGTATGCGAGAAGGTGGCGTGCACGCCTACGCATCTTCATGTTCATACGGTTTTGGTCCCAAATGGCGAGCATTGCTCGCTTGCGGTCACGAGCCAACTGCATGGAACGGTCTTGTCCTTCACGCAGTGCAGGGAAGTATGGGGTTGGCATGGTGGATGCCACTCGCATAGACATTTGGTCTAGACCTTGTACCAGTAGGTTGGCTACTGAAGACTTTGTGTTGCGGTCAAGTTCGTTAAGTGGGACAACAACATCACCGTTAGCGAGTTGTTTTACTTGTCGCATTTGTGAAAGAACAGGACCTTGAGCAGTAACCCTTTGGCGGTACAGGTCAACTATTTCTTCAACTGATTTCATGCGTGACCTTTACAAGACTCAAACAATGTAACGATAACATATTAGCCTTACTTAAGCCAGGATGGTCGCCATTGGCGTGGGGGTGGTTTATGCCCTGTCAGGTTTGGCAGGTTAAGTAATGCCATCCATAGTGCCATCACGATGTCGGTGCCGTGTTTCTTGTCTCGTGCCCACTTGGTTAGTTCATCGGTGGCAGCAAGGGTCTTCCAGTTTCCCTTCATGGATGGGAGACGCAAGGCTCCTGACCTGATAACTGGTGGGAGTAGTGCTTCTACACCGAGGGTTTCGTCAAGTTTGTTTCGGCTGGTGGTGTGAGGGATGACATTGACTCGGTGCATGGCTTGCCATTTGCGTACAAAGTCGTGTGCGAGCAGGAAGCGTTGGGCTGCGTTGATTTCTACAATCCAGTGGGAGATGGGGTAGCCCATTTCTACGGACCGTTGTTGTAGTTCATCCATTAGTCCTGAGTATTCGCCTGTCATGGTGTTGTAGCCGAGCACTTCTTCGGCTGACAGTTTGACTCGTTCTATGTCTACGACATGGTAGAGGTTGGTTTGTGGCTGGTAGATAATCCATACGAACGCCCAAAACATAGTTGGACTGGGGTCTACTGCTACTACGGAAATCCAAGGGTGTGCTAGTCCTTCGGGAATGTAGCCTGGTTGACGGTCTGCGTCTATACAGCCTGGGTAGTCAACTCCGTCTAGTCCTTTTCCGCCTGTAATCCAGGTTCGTTGTACCAGTTTGGAATCTAGGTCTAGGTCTTCTTGTTGATAGACGACTTTGAAGACATCTTCTTTGTTGTAGCGGATGAAAGACAGGTCTTTCCAGGGTAGACGCTTGGGGTCTAGGAGTGGTCCGTTGGGGTATGCAGGGGCTTTGAAGGAACGAGACTCTTTCCCTGTGTCCAACTCCTCGTAATACGCTTTATAAATGATGTGTCGGTATTTCTTTTGGCGTACTGGTACACCTTCAGATACATCTTCAGGGGTAATGACATCTGCGCCATCGTAATTGATGTCTTCTTCAATGTCGTAAGTTTCTTTGGCAAGACAATGAGCGTATAAGTCTCCTGAGCCGAGTCTTTGCCCGATAACAGCCAGCAACCCTCCTGGGTCACAACGGGCTTCCGCCACTCCATCCCAGCGTTCAAGAAGTTTGTCTCTAGCCACGCTTTCTCTCGCATTGTCAGGTGAGGCAACATCGTCAAAGAGACATAGGTCGGCACGGTGTCCGATGAACTCGGCTTCAATACCATATGCTCGCACTGTTGGTTCTTTGTTATCCAAGCCGTTCCCGTCAAGTTGTTCCACGACAAACTCTTCGGCTCGCCATAGGGCACCTTTATCCACTGGTTTGAATCGCCCATAGTCAATTGTTAAACATCCTTCTGCATTTACTGCTAGTCCTTTTTGCACCATACTTGGGTCAGGTTCAATTGGTGCTACTCGTTCCAAGGTTTCACGGATACGGCGACTGTACATTTTTGCCATGTTCTGTGATACAGAACCAATCATGACTCGGACTCGCCTGTTACGCACAATTGCCCATACAGCAACATCGTGGAACAATGTGGATTTACCTGCACCTGGTGGCACATTGATAACAACAAACTCTTTTTCTTCAGACTCAAGTAGTTGCACCAGTGTTACGGCTGCTTCTACCTGCCACGGTGACGGTACTCGCCCTAGGTAGTGGGTGCGGAAAAAGTCAAAGTCTTCCAGTCCTCGTTTGGCGTTGTCGCACAGTTTGTCGTGGGGGATTGCCGATGGTAGGTCAATGGCATCCATGAAGTTCATGTGTTCAAGAGCCTGCCTGCCTCCACCTTGGGCTGCTTTGTGGCTGGCTTCTTTACGGTTCGCTTCTAGTTCTTTGGCTCGTTTTACCCATCGGGAGCCTGTGTTGATGTGGATACCAGTTTCGGCACATGCGTCTTTGATGGTTCGCCCAGCAGATATAAGAGCAAAGAATTGTACTTTGTCTTGTACTGGGACTGCTCGTTTTGTCCCCATATGGTTTCTAGTCTACCACTTCACTTTGTCAGCCCAGTATGCAGCAGACATTTTTCCTTTGGCAATGTTTTTAGCGTGTCGGGCTTTGAACGCTTCGTTACGCTTAGACCCATCAGGTGAACCTTTTACACCTTGCTGTCCGAAACGGATTGTTTTGATTTGGTCGCCTACTTTGGCTACAACAACATGAGACTTTGTTGGATGCTTTGGAGTTGCTTTGGGTTGGTTATACCCTGATACTCCTGCTCGTTCTAGTCGGGGGTCTTTTTTTGTTGGCATGTTGCAAACCATATCAGGTTGTTGTATATTGGTTGTTGAAATAATTACTTGCCAAAGTTAATTTCACCGCCATACTTAAAAGAACCGTTTTCCATCTCAATCTTTTTTGGTGGCACATCATTGGAAAACAGATGTGCGCAGGTTCAAATCCTGCTATGGCTCCTAAGTACCTGCTATAGTCAGGTTTGTAATTGAGCAAGTCCATCTTGACGGGATGTCAACATGGCGAGCATGACCCGTACCCGCTATTCAAATAAGCATGGTAAAGCGGAGGGTATTCGTGGCAGGAAACTGGGACCGACCCCCCATGCACAAAAGCCAACAGTGGTATCTAGTACCGAGAGAAAGAACGAACTGCTGTTGATACTTGGGGTGAAGAAAAAGACTCGCTAGGTTTCTAGCGTTAGGTGTCGGCTAAAAGATTGGCTAACGGCGACCTTCCAACTTTGATTGGTGAACCGTGGGGGGAGCAAAAGCCCGTGTGCTAGCAGTCCTGGATTGTTGTTCCGCCTTCGGCGGCTACCGCCCTCGCAGGCTCGGTTGGTGACAGAGAAACAAGGGTAACGGTTAAACACATGCTCCGAGTCTCAGCACACCTTCCTTCAAGAGCCAACTTAAGACGGGATAATTTCCAGGCAGACAGATTCCTACCTTCCCTTGCGTGTACACCACCTAGCCAGGAGGCAAGGAAGCAGGATGAGCCACAGCCCGAACCGCCAGCCCAACCGTATAACACCACACAAAGTGAACACCAACCACCTAGAGCGTTTGAAGTCAAACACTCGGTAGACAATTTGTCTACAAATCGTCACCCCCAGTAACCAACCCAAACCCCCACACAGCAAAAGAGTGAATCCATCCCTCTGCTAATACTCACTCTATATACAGGGGGGTAGCACGGCAGACACCCAGTTGCTCCAAAATACTTGCACACAGCAACTACTCAAC